AAGGCCTGTTACAGTCTCCTCGCTGCCATCACTTTGTACTGTCATAATCACTGTATTTGCATCAGTCAACTTATCTTTTAACTCATCTAATTTTGCAAAGTTATCTATTACAGTGACAAATGTATCACCGTAGTGCGTTGATAATTCAATTTCCGTCTTATCTTTTAATATTAGTTTACTCATTTAATCCTCCTAATTTATCAATTCTATCTTTGTAAATGTTACGCTACCTATCGCACTTGACATATTATAATCGCTATATGCACTTGCACATAATGCAACAAATGCATCCTTATTTATGCTAGATGTATCAATAATCATCTCATATGTATCTCCATTGTATGTACTACCTGCATTTTCAGCTGAACTATGCATTTTATGCATTCCACCAATTAGACTGCTTCTATTTGCTACATCATATAAGTGTACATATACATCAACTCCAGCTCTTCGATTGTAGCTACCTGTATTCATTCTGACATCTAGTTTATACGTTATTTTTAGCCACCTAAAAAATGTAAATAATATTGCTCTGTCAAGAACGAATCCAACATATTGTCCGCTAGACCAAAGATGAAAATTACTTCCTGCCGAAACATTTATAGTTGTTCCGCCCGCATACCTTGAGTAGTTGCTTGCAGTGACTGTTCTGTCACGATATATTCCAGCTTCTTGAAAGTCCTTATTCGCCACTCCCCCTACATACAATGCATTGAAAGTGGCACCGTCAAAAACCGGTCTACCGATTCTGTAATCTGGAAGTCCTCCAGGTACACCGAACATATTGACACCCTCACGAATATTTTCAGAAACTACATACGAGGCAGGTAAAAACACATAATTTGCTCCTTGTATAAACGACCCATTTTTAATACCGACAGCAATTCCTCTTCCTACCCCAGGTAAATCATAAGCAAACCCCTGCCCAGAATGGCTAGGATTTGCAAGAATAACATCACCATGAGTGGCTATCCACCTTGAAATTGTTCCAGCAAATTTTACACCATATTGGCTTGTGGCGGTTTGCCATTCTAATACCGAATCTGCCTGAGCGGTTCCTAAATTATTTGCATCTATGCAGACATGCGGATGTCCATCTGGGCGATTGTAGTAACCATTACCGTGTGGAAAATCTACATAAAAAACAGGATTATTTCTATCAGTCCAGTTGTCAATTCCAAAGGTGGTCGATTTGTTAACCCTGTAATTATTATCCTGCGTGTTAATAGATTTTATCTGCCCCTGCTTTCCAAGCACATTAAGAGCACTCAGCATCTTACTTGCGTCAATTCCAATAGCATTTGCAAGCACATCATATGGCACTATCGCTGCCGGCTTATAATTACCATCTTTGGGATAGTATCCCTCTTCAAATCGCACGTGCACTTTGTTTTCCCACGTAGCATTTACCACTTCCGAAGCTGTATTCCAAGCACCATATGTGTGTACAGTACCCCTTACTCCTGCTATAGTAAGACTATCCAGCATTTTATTTGCATCTACACCTGCTACGCTTGCCATCACTGCATAAGGTATAGCCACATACGGCTTCCACTGCCCTGCTTGACTGTAGTATCCCTCCTCCATTCTTGCTACAAATTTGCTTTCCCAATGTGCATTTGTAAAATCCACCGCATCCATTCCATTTCCACGGTTGACCATCGTGCCTTCGATAATTTCATCATCACTATCCGTAGTGACCGTCTTATAGCCCTGCAGCACTTGAGCCTTGCCGGCAGTAACATCATCTGATGATACTCCGCCTGTACCTCCTGCCATCAAAATTGCATCAGCCATATTACACCTCCTTTACTGCAAGATAAAAGCTTCTTTGAGGCTTCTTTCTATAGCAAATCAACTCTATATATCCGTCATATACTGCAACCTTATCAAGACAGCTGTAGGCCTTCCACAGCCCTTTTATAGTCGCTGAATCTGATATGCTATCACTTATGCTATGACTTACAATAGGAATATCACTCGATTTAATTCCCGGAATATTTATTCGCTGTTTAAAGATCGTAGTACCTTCCCAGCCGCCTACCGGCACTTCTACAACCGTCACCTTTTTAAGCTTTTGATTTATCCTGTTCTCAATATTCTTCAAGCCTGTATCAAAAGTTCTGATGTCCACATATACACCATCCGGAATACTGTAAGTAAAATTTATCTCACTTGCTCTATCAATGGTTAGATAAAATTCCATTATGATAGTTACAGGAGCACTTGTCCTATCAGCCAAAAAGTCAGGATTTATAGCGGTAGCAATTGCAATCAGTGTTTCTTGATTGCCCACCTTTCCATATATCCCGACTTCCTTTATTTGATATCCTACATTTACATTTACATTACTTACTGTTGCATTTATCTTTAAGACATTTCCATCTACTGATGCTGCAGATATATTAAAAGTATTTTTATATCCCACAAGCTCTGTAAATGTTCTCAAGTCCTCGTTACCTGTATATGTACCATCACCTATCTTTATGCTTGAAAATTCCAGATTTTCACCATTTATAGCTCTATTTATAATATTTATACCCGCATTTGTAATTGCAGGTGTATTAAATCTAGCCATTTCTTACCTCACTGACTGTATAGTTACACTTTGTACAAAGCCTCCAATATAAACTGCAGACTTTATATCTGTTATTCTCTCTACTGCTATCAAGGTAGCACCGGCATTTTTAATCTTTTTTATAATCTTAGAAAGCTCCTGCAGTGCTTCAGTATCACTTGATCCGCTTGTAACTATTTTAAAGCTGCCCGGTACTCCATTAAACTTATCCCATTCAATCACTTCACCATTTCCAAGTACAGTCTGCACTACAGCTCTTATGCTTGCCTTAGTGCCGGCTTTTTTATATAAAGCTATTGCAGACTTTACCAACTTTCTTTTAGTCTCAATATCCATATCTGAAGTATAATAGGGGATATCAAGCTCGATTGCTCTTAAATCAAGCACCTCTTCACCTAAATTATCAATGCCGGATATAACCATACTCTTATTTAATGCTTGAAAGTATTTATTAAAAATAATATTTATTGCATAGCTTAGTGCAAGCACTTCAGGATCGTTCTTAAATTTATGTGGTAAAACATCCACGATATGAGAGTTAAAAATATCAATCACTTTCAAGGCCTCCATATGTGATATTTGATGACTCCAATATTGCTATATGTGCATCATCTACACTTATAAATGCCGGCTCAATTATATCTACTCTCTTTGCTCCTGCATTTACTATCATGCTTACAAGCATGGAAGGATTTACATCTCTACCAATTCTCTCACTTTGATATCTCTTAAAATCTTCTATAGCTTTAGTAACTGCTGCTTGGATATTTGTCACATTGGCCTTGTCGCTGTCGTTTATAAAATACTTTAGATTGATATTATAATTTGTATCTTGTGGTGCATTTACCTCCACTACATCAGTCAGAGGCTTTCTATCATCACTTGACAGATACTCTTTAAGTCCTCTACAAAATTCTGTATCCGGCTTTTCTCCACCCTTTAGAACGACCCTTATATCTACCACTCTAGGTGACGGATTCGTTACCCTTACATCAGATATAAGGCTTGAATATGCTTTTGTATGATACTCATATGCTCCGACCGGACCTGCTACCGAATATGTAGAGCTTGCTAGGAATATTCTTTCCCTAAGTGTTTCATCATCCTCCACATCAGCTCCATATTCTGTAGTATTTGTATTTGATACACTTTCTATATACGGAATACTGTCTACAAGTATCTTAATTCTACCCACTCCGATATCATTGTATTTACTGCCTACTTCTACACATTCACAATCCACATCTATATACTCTTTTCCTGCCGCTATCTCAGCAAATTTAGTTGTTCTGAAGTATATACTGCCATCTGTTACCCTTGTATTCTTTGGTATAGGTATATTTGATGTCTGTACACTTGATAACTTAAATCGAATCTTACATTTGCTTGGCTCTCCCATCTTTCTTTCAATGCCGAACGCCACAGCCATATTGTCGAGATACGGTCCGTTTGAATATTTTAAGAGATTCATTTTGCCCATATTATCAAGCCACATAAATCCCTGGAATAATTGCAAGCATATAGCATTTAATATAAATCTATATGGTGATACTTTAGGTAGAGTGTATTCATTATTGCCTGTTATCCTCTTGTATTCATTCTCATATTCTTTTACAAGCTCTTCCATCAAGCTTTCAAGTCTCAGATCATCAATAAAACTTACATCCGGTACTCTCTCAAACATCTTCCCTCCTTCCCAGCTTTATCAATACATTAAGCATTGATATATCTTCACCTTCTTTAAAAGAAATTTCTATCACTTCTACTTCCGGTATGTACTTTTCAATCTTGT